ACTCCCACACTGTCATCGAATAGCTGTATGCCTATTGCGTTGATATTAAAACCACATCGAGGACCAGGTACTACAAATTGGTTTTTGTCATCAAAGAATTGTGGCACGGCTACATCAGTACCGGGAATAAGTCCGCATGGCATGCTGCGTGTAATCAGTTGAACCGTGTTATCTCCAGTGGTAAATGAACTCACTGCTGTGTCAGGATTTACCGTGTATCCTTCTGCTTTGTAATCACCGTAGATGCGTCCGTTGTCTTTGTAAATCTTAGACAAGTAATCTTCACCCGCCGTGTATGTGAATGTGGTTTTACTTTTTTGAAGTTCAACCGTGCTATAAATCGTAATGTCTTTACTGATGTCTAGTTTGCTATTCCAGTCCTTATCATCACCGCTACCGATATAGCTGTTGTATGGCACTATACTAATCTTATTTGGATTGATACGGTCAGGCACAATAACGCAATTATGCATCTTAATCACGTCATTCACAAAATCAATCTGCCGCATGTCAGGTGCGTTCAGGTTGTAAATAAATGTTGAGCCATATTTGAACTGCGTACCGATAAGTTCAATCAATGAACTACCCAAGTCACCACTGCCCGCTAAAAGTGTAACAGTTCCATTGCCCGCTATAATCCAACCGTTATCGATTGGGTCATAGTATCCCAATTCGGTACGAAACTTTAATTGAAAAGTTGTACTTGATGTTAAATTGAGGCCATAGTTAAAGTCTACCGTTAGCCCGTTTTGATAGAAATAATCTTCAATGTAAAAATCGGTTCCGTTGATGGTGAAATATATCAGTATTCTAGTGTGTGTAGCAGCACCAACATATGCAGTTGTCTGTAAATTGAAAGTAAAATGGAAAGTAAATAAACCACCACCGGGTGTTGTGTATGTACCCGTTGCAGGGTCAAAGTTTGCGTTATTGTCAAATGCCTCTGTAAGTGAATCATAAGTATAGAACGCAGATATCTGTCCGCTTGTACTTGGTAGCGTCACACTGGTTGCGTTATAACTTCTAAACGCATATTGACTGCCTAAATCATCGGTATCTAAATAGGCTTTGTTTATCCACGGCATGTAGTAACCTGCTAGGATTGTCATAAGTGAACCCGCCTCAAGTTCAAAGCCTGCATCATCAAAGATTTGTTGCAGTAGGTAATCCCAACGCACAGCGGGTGTAAGGTCAGTAGCAAATAACGGCGTAGTGCTATCAAATATGCGACGTGTGTTTTGCTGCCCTTGCTCACTCCATAGCTGCCCGCGATCCATCAAAAACCATAAACGCTCATCTACTGTATTTGTCACGTTATCATACTTGACAATCTCGTTAAGATTGGGCAGGTCAGTTAGTGCAGCTAGCTTCTTTTCACCGATAGACTTGTATAGGTCAGGTGTCTCAGCGTAAAATGCAAGTTCAATCTCATTTAGTTTGCCCTGCTGCTGGTATATCTTCCGAACACGCACGTAACCTTTTGCAATGGGCAGCGTATCAACGCGAATTTCAGCGGGTAGTTTGTAATGGAAGTAGTTGTTTACACCACCTGAATAGTTCACATCGAACAGCGCACCGAGCGCAAGTTGGTTACGGTCTGTAACCGGGACTCTGAACTCACGGCTGAATGCGCCTAACGCTTGGAAGTTGTTGAGGTCGGTGTATTGCCAGTTTTGACTGATGCTTTCGTTTTCAAATAGGTCAAGGTAATGCTCCTGTGATGGCGTACCAAGTATTGAAAAGTTGAGCGACTCACCAACGCTAGGAGTCCACCCTTCAAAGGTGCAATCATTAGACACTGTGCCATCCCAAACAGCAGTAAGTAGTTTGAATGTACCAATTACACCTGTTATGGTGCTAGTCACTGTTACATTAAAACCGATGTACTGCATAACGTTATCAGCAATGAATACATCAAACGTTGGAAATACACTTGCACCTCCAGTGTATAACAGCTGAGTGTTACCGTCTGGACTTTCGTTGCTGCGTACAATTAAACTTACCTCTCCATTCATGTTATGTCCAGTATTCGTTAGCCATTCTTACTTTCAACGTCAAGTTGTATAGCTTGCCATCATAGGTTGTCTTTTCGACATACGATGTGTCATCTATATTGACAGATACATAGCTGCCGTCATCATTAACAAGATGCACCTGATTGCTTACAATCAAACCACGCAAGTAGATGAATTCTTGTTGTGTGATATAGTCGGTTGTCACGGTCAATATGCGCTGCGCTAAGTTAGTGCGCTGGTTAAGTCCACGGTCATTTGCGTAGAAGATAGTTGGCGAACTATTGAACAGCGGACGCTTGTAAGTTTTGCGATCTACCTCAGTAGTGTATTCACTTTTCTTTTTAAAGTTGAAGTATTCGTAACCTCCGCGAGCACCTACCCAAGCTAAACGAACGTTAGGCCAATTGCATTCGCAGTTACCATACACGCACTCATTCCAAAAGATGTAGTCAGCACTTACTTGTGCCGTTACTGCATTCACCATTCGCACGCGGTAGTATCTCCAGTTCGGACTAGAAGATGGACGCGCAATAAATAATCCTGTGCGGTCATTTAAGTTAGCAGGGAATACAGGCAAGCCTTCAACGTTGTAGTTGTTCAAGTTAATGTCACTAGCAACACCAAAGCCTGTTGATGTCACTAGTGTAACCGTTGCCTTAGTCGCAGTAGTGTTACCTAAAAAACTATCAGTGCCCGGCACATAAAGCAATCCGTAATCTCCTTCACGCACAGCGATTGCAATTTTACCCGCTGCAATACCCCATGTTGCAAAGATGGGTGGGTACTTTGTTGTGATTTGTCTATCACTCATTACAAGTGATGTGGCATTAGTCATTGCAAACTTTACGTTCTGTGGCCCTGCATTAGGGTCGGGCTTGTATCCGTCTGTTGGTTGGTAGTATTGATTGATGTAGATGCAATCAGCACTATTGACTGAACTACCTGCATTCTCAGTTAGCACACCCGCAACTATCCACCATTCCGATACTGAAAAGACTATGTTATTAGAAGCGGCTGTATCATCGAGCGTGCCCGTATCTAAGTTGTGCAGCTGCGTACCTTGCGCTTCAAGATTGCGTAGCTGGATGAGTGACTGCAAATCAAAATACAACTTGCCATCTATTGCAGGTGAAATGTAAAAATCAAATACCTGTGTAGTGTTATAGTTCGTCACAGTCACACCGTACTGAAATCCATCTTGCGCTGTGTTAGTACTTGATGCAACAATCATGAGCTTCTGCCCACGTGCGCTCCATGTGTACGGCTGGTCTTCTATTGTAATTGCCATTATCTTAAGTTAAGTAGGAAACGTTGTTCAACACCTTTGGCATATGCCTGAATTAATTGCTCGCTGTAATCTTCCCATGTATCATTGATTGCATCTTGATAGTAGTTGATGCCCTGAATACCATTCTCACCAATACTCTTTGCAATGGCGATAGCTGCGGATTTGATTGCGCTCTCAGTTGACTTGATGAATTCACCTTGTCTGTTGCGCAGTTTGAGTGGTTTGATTTTTATCCACTGCATAATGTCCCTATATGGCGGTCGTTTCGTTGGATCACCCGGATATGGTTTGCGTCCATACTCAATCACATCCGCATACCTGCCCGCATCACCTTTTACGGTAAAGTCAATAGTAGGCTTGTTGTAACGTATGCGCAGTTTGTAGGTAAGTGAGTTAAGCAAATTACCAGATGCAACACGATTCACCACCTTACCACGCACGCGGCGTTTGATGCGCAGGTTACTTTGCGCACGCTCTACGACCATAGCCGCATATTCGTTTAGTAATGCTTCGTAATCTTCCATTATAATACTTCTTCAAACTCTACTATTGAACCAGCACGCACAGTTAAGTTACCCGCAATTGAGCAGCGAAAGCGAATAGTCCAAGTGCCTGATGCAGTTACGCGCACAATGCCATCCGCTGTGCATAGACCATTGCTAGTAATTGCCACGTTAGTACCAGTATCGTATGCTGTTTGATTACTAATCGTGTTAGTTGTTGCAGCCGTAGCCATTGTGAATCGAGCGTTGTTGATGCTGGTTGCAGGGCCATTGCTTGAAAACATCGCAGTGCCTGAAGTTAAACCAAAAGAAATTGTAGCACGCCACTTGTACGTCTTGTTTGCTGTAACTGCAAAGGATAAGCTAGTGACATCTTCAAATGTAATACCCACATTGCTTTGATTTGCCGCGACAACGCCAGTGCCTAATCCGATATCTGTTTTAAACTGTGCAAGCGTCAATGCGCTCACCGTGTTATCTGCGTTTACACGCAAGTAACGCACATCACTTGGATTGGGCAGCGTTGCAAGGTTAGTACCTACCGTAGTAAGTCCGATGCTGTTTTGCTTACCGTTAAAAGTTGACCAGTCTGCGCTACTTAATGCACCACGATTTGCCGCACTCGCAGTGGGCAGG